TGTCGTTCAGACAATTATGTACGATGATCCAACTCCATTGAGTGAGGATTCAAATCAAATGAATGAATGGGTAAATGATGAAACTTCATGGACTGATGTATATTCTAAAAAACCAACTGAATATCTCGAAGCTATTGCAAGAGGAGAGACCCCAGTTTGGAGTAGTGATCTTGGTAAGTATGTGTACGATGATAGTGATTCACAAGTGGAACAAACTAAAAGTGTATTCACAGAAACAACAACAAGTAAAACTGAAAAAGTAGACGAAGATCTACCATTTTAAAAAATAAATAAGGGGAGGAGATCCTCCCCTTATTTTAATTTCTAAAAAACATGGCAATAAAAAAGAAAGATTTTGCATCACTTAAGAAGAAATTCTCATCATCAGCTAAATACAAACCCCAAAGATTCTTAGATTTAGGAAAAGAATTTTTAGATGCCGTAGGAGTACCTGGACCGGCTATCGGTCATCTAAATATGTTTTTGGGTCATAGTGATACTGGAAAAACAACCGCGTTAGTGAAAGCCGCTGTCGATGCTCAAAAAAAACAAATCCTACCTGTGTTCATTATTACAGAACAAAAATGGTCATTTGATCATGCTAAACTCATGGGTTTTGAATGTGAGGAAGTAGTTGACGAGGAAACTGGTGAATTGGAGTGGGATGGATTTTTCCTATTTAATAATAATTTTGAATATATTGAACAAATTACCGATTATATAAATCAACTAATTGATGCTCAAGATAAGGGTGAGTTAGAATATGATTTATTAATTTTGTGGGATTCTGTTGGATCAGTACCATGTAAGATGACTTATGATGGTAAAGGTGGAAAACAACACAATGCAGCTACTCTAGCGGATAAAATTGGAATGGGTATTAACCAGAGAATATCGGGATCAAGAAGATCCGACTCAAAGTATGAGAATACACTCGTTATTGTTAATCAACCATGGGTAGAATTACCAGATAATCCTTTCGGACAACCAAAAATTAAAGCCAAAGGTGGTGAATCAATATGGTTAAACTCCTCATTAGTATTTTTATTTGGAAACCAAAAAAACGCTGGTACGACTAAAATAACCGCGGTAAAAGATAAAAGAAAAGTAAAATTTGCTTCTAGAACTAAGATTTCAGTTATGAAAAACCACATTAACGGGTTAGGTTATGAAGATGGACGAATACTAGTCACACCTCATGGGTTTTTAGCGGGTAAAGATACTACAGAAGAAAAAAAATCTATAGAGGGTTACAAAGCATCGCAATCGGAATATTGGAAAAATATTATAGGGATTGGTAGTGATTTCAGTTTAGTTGAGGAAAACGATTAAACTGGAAACAAGTGAAAACATTAGTCGTAGACGGCAATAATCTATTCAAGATAGGGTTCCATGGAGTGAAAGACTTTTACTTCAAAGGGAATCATATTGGTGGTATTTTTCATTTTTTAAATACCTTGAGAAAATTTTTGGACGAATTTAATTATGATAAAGTAATTGTATTTTGGGATGGACAAAACAATTCTATTCGAAGAAAAAAAATAAACAATAACTATAAAAATAATAAAAGATCCGACACAAGGTATAACGATCCAAAACTTGATTCATACAACTATCAAATTAATAGGGTCAAAGAATATCTCGAGGAGATTTTTGTACGACAAGTAGAAATTGATGAGTTAGAAAGTGACGATATGATATCGTATTATTGTTCGATTTCCAAAAACGAATCCAAGACTATTTTTTCATCTGACAAAGACCTTACACAATTAATAAATGAAGACGTCAAAGTATATTCTCCAATTGAGAAAAAGTTTTTGACAAAATTTCAAAAAGTCAACATTGATAAATTAGAAATTCCATATTATAATGTTGTAACATACAAAATAATTCGTGGTGATAGATCTGATAATGTAAGTGGAATTTATAATCTAGGTGAAAAAAAAATTCAAAAGTATTTTCCAGAAATTTTTGAAGAAAAGTTTAGTATTGAACAACTATTAAATAAATCACGAAAATTAATCGAGACCGATAAGAAAAATAAAACAATTCAGAATATATTAGAAGGTAAGTCAAAAGAAGGAACTTTTGGTGAAGAATTTTATAAAATGAATAAAAAATTGGTAGATCTTAAAACAGACTACCTAAAAGATGAAGAAAAAATTAAAATTAAAGAAATATATAATGATGTTATAGATCCAGAAGACAGAGGTTATAAAAATTTATTGAGGATGATGAAAGACGATGGAATATTCAAATATCTCCCAAAAGATAACACCTGGACCGATTTTATTACACCATTTATGAAACTAACTAGAAAAGAAAAAAAGAAATTTAATCAATCAAAATAAAAAATGATGAAAGAAAAAAATGACATAACAAAACTTGAATTCGTTCTGAAATTGAACGACAACATAGTTGTCCAAAGGTTTTTTAACGTTAAGGAATTTAATTCTGAAAGCGTAAAAAGTATTGAGTTTTATGATTACTTTAAAGAATTGGCTGAGATGCTACAAGAAAGAATGAAGTATAAAACTCATGATTATCTGAATGATAATCTTTTTCAGTTGATGGTAGATCCAAACATAATTGAGACGTCAAATACTGATGATGATGAGTATTTTTATCTTATGATAAACTATGGAGACCAGACAATTTGTCAGAGATCTTGGAACGCTAAATTGTACCCACCAAAGATCAGATATACCGTTGACATTCGTCCAGAAATAAAAAATATACTTAAAAATCTTACTGACATTTTTTCACGAAAAAATATTAGTAGAGAATACATGAATTATACTCTTTGATCGTTATATTTATAATTTAAACTACACTAGTTTTATCATGTCAAAAAATTTAAATTTCGGTTATTTAGGAACTAATTTTCAACTTCAGTTGCTTAATAATATCATTATGACTAGTGATTTTGCGAATACAATTATTGATGTAATCGATCCAAAATATTTTGATAATAATTATTTCAAATTAATCATGCAAATGATTAAAGAATATTATGTCAAATATGAACATACTCCTTCGTATAATACTTTAGAACAAATTGCTAAATCTGAAATTACTTCTGACATAGCTAGAAAAATAGTTATAGATACCATAGGTAATATCAAAGAATGTGATACTGACGGTGATATTTTTGTACAAGAAAAATCTTTGAAGTTTTGTAAACAACAAGAGTTGAAAAAGGTTATGAATAAAGCACAGAACATAATCGATAAGGGTGATTTCGAAAGTTATGATACACTAGAAGAGATGGTTCGTGGGGCTTTACAAGTGGGTGAGACAGATAAAGGTACGTCAGATGTATTTTTCAACCTAGACACAGTATTAGAAGACGATTTTAGACACCCGGTACCAATGGGTATACAAGGAATTGATAATTTGTTGAAAGGTGGTTTAGCTAAAGGTGAGATCGGTGTCATTTTAGCGCCGACCGGTGTTGGTAAAACAACAGTTTTGACAAAAATTGCTAATAATGCGTTTAACCATGGGTATAATGTACTTCAAATCTTTTTCGAAGATAATCCTAAGATAATTCAAAGAAAACACTTCACTATGTGGACAGGTATTGCTCCGGATAATTTAAGTGATCATAAAGAAATAGTATTGAATAAAGTCAGTGAAATAAAAGAATCAACAACTAACAAATTAGTTTTAAAAAAATTACCTTCTGATAGTTTGACGATGAATCAAATAAAAAATCAAATTAGAAAAATGATTGCAGAAGGAACAAAAATTGATCTTGTAGTATTAGATTATATTGACTGTATTAACCCTGATAAAGTTTTAAGTGATGAATGGAAGAGTGAAGGGTCTGTCATGAGAGGGTTTGAATCTATGTGTCATGAACTAGACATCGTTGGTTGGACTGCAACACAAGGTAATCGATCCTCAATCTCATCTGACGTAGTTACAACTGATCAAATGGGAGGATCTATTAAGAAGGCTCAAGTAGGTCATGTTATTATATCAGTGGCTAAAACACTTCAACAAAAAGAAATGAATTTAGCAACTATCGCAATAACTAAATCCAGAATCGGAAAAGACGGTATTATTTTCGAAAATTGTAAATTCGATAATGAAATGTTAGAGATTGATACTGATCAGAGTGTAACATTCCTGGGTATGGAAGAGCAAAAAGAAGAAAGAAAGAGAGATCGAATCAAAGATCTCATGGAAAAAAGAAAACAAAGAGAAAATAAATCAATTTAATATATAAATAAAAAATGGGAGTAACTTACAACAACTATGAAAAAGATTCACGTTACGTAATCAAACGTAATGGGTCAAAAGCACCGTTTCAAACAGATAAGATTGAGAGAGCAATCTTAAAAGCTATGAATGGTATTAATGAGTCTGATTCCGAAATGGCCGAAAAGATCGCCAGACTGTCAACAAAAGCCCTATTCCGTAATAATAAAGATAGAGTACCACATGTTGACGATGTCCATGATATGGTTGAAAATAAATTAATGGATAACGGATTGAATGAAATTGCTAAAGAGTATATTTTATATCGAGCAAAAAGAAGAAGAAATATATTTTCCAAAAGGACAAATCTTAAACCTTATGAGTACCCAAATCTAAATGATTACGTTGATGCTATCAGACATTCTTATTGGGTACATACTGAGTTTAATTTTACATCTGATATTCAGGACTTCAAGGTTCATTTGAATGAAAAAGAAAAGACCTCACTTGAAAGGGCTATGTTGGCCATTTCACAAATAGAAGTTTCTGTAAAGACATTTTGGGGTGACATTTACAAAAGAATGCCCAAACCAGAAATAGGTAATGTAGGTGCGACATTTGCGGAATCTGAAGTTAGACACGCAGATGCGTATTCTCACTTGATTCAACTTTTAGGTTTGAACAAAGAGTTCGAAAGTCTTTTACAAGTACCTTCGATAAGAAGAAGGATCAAGTACTTAGAAAAGTCAATTTCAAATTCTAAATCGGTAGAAAACAAAGAATATTTCGAGTCGGTCGTTTTATTCTCAATGTTTGTCGAAAACGTATCTTTATTCTCTCAGTTTCTAGTAATTATGTCTTTTAACAAACACAAAAATATGTTAAAAGGTATAAGTAATGCTGTTGAAGCAACTTCCAAAGAAGAAAATATTCACGCTGAATTCGGATTTGATCTTGTTAATATGATCAAAGAAGAGAACCCAGAATGGTGGACAGACGAATTAATTGATGATTTAAAAGAGGCTACAAAAGAAGCTTTTGAAGCTGAACAAGAAATTATAAATTGGATTTTCGAAAAGGGAGATTTAGACTTTTTAACAAAGAGTCAGACATTGGAGTTTATAAAACACAGATTTAATCTATCTTTGAATGCTATCGGTATTGATAATTTGTTCCTAATTGACGATACTTTGTTAGAGACCACAGAATGGTTCGATGACGAAATACTTACTACAAAACATACTGACTTTTTTAATAAGAGAAGTATAAATTATAGTAAGAAGTCAAAATCGATCACGTCAAACGATTTATTTTAATAAAAGAAAAATATATAATGAATAATAGAAAAGCATTCGAATGGATAAATGAAGAATCCATTACCTTTTTAAAAAGAGGTTATTTAAGTGAGGGTGAACAACCTTTAGAGAGAATTAAAACAATAGCTGATCATGCTGAAAAACTTTTAGGTATTGAAGGTTTTTCAGAAAAATTTTATGAATACATGGGTAAAGGATGGTATTCACTTTCCTCACCTGTCTGGGCAAACTTCGGAAAAGTTCGAGGATTACCTGTAAGTTGTTTTGGTTCTAATATAGGTGATAATATAGAATCTATATTATACACTCAAGCAGAAGTTGGTGAAATGAGTAAAATGGGAGGAGGAACCTCTGGTTATTTTGGTAACATAAGAGAAAGAGGTGCTGAGGTAACAGATAATGGTCACGCACCAGGTGCAGTTCACTTTATGAATTTATTCGAAAGTGTTGTTGACAACATATCACAAGGATCAACTAGAAGAGGAAGATTTTCACCTTACTTACCATTAGAACACCCTGATATAATGGAATTCCTTGAAATTGGTACAGAAGGTTTCCCTATTCAAGATCTGACACATGCTGTCACAGTTACTGATCAGTTCATGCAAGAGATGATAGATGGTGACGATGAAAAAAGAGCTATTTGGGCAAAAGTGATTCAGAGGAGAGGGGAAATAGGTTATCCATATATTATGTTTACTGATACGATGAATAATAATTCACCAGAAGTATATCAGGATAAAAATGCAAAGATTTATAATTCAAATCTTTGTTCTGAAATTGCTTTACATAATTCAGAAGAGGAATCATTTGTGTGTGTTTTGTCATCTATGAATCTATTACATTATGATGAATGGAAAGATACCGATGCTGTAGAAGTACTTACATATTTTCTAGATGCGGTAGTCACTGACTTTGTTAAGAAAATTGAAGACATAAGAGATAACGGTACTATTGAAGGTTCAAGAGCTTTCTTTTATTTAGAAAAGGCTTATAACTTTGCAAAAAGACAGAGGGCTTTGGGATTGGGTGTATTAGGTTGGCACTCATTACTCCAATCAAAAAATTTACCGTTTGACAGTAGAGATACTGCTAGGTTGAATGTTGAGGTTTTCAAAAAAATAAAAGAAAAGTCTTATCAAGCATCTGAGGAGTTGGCTCAAAAATATGGTGAACCAGAGTATCTTGAGGGTTATGGAAGAAGAAATGTCACATTAAATGCAATTGCACCGACAACGTCTTCCGCTTTTATTCTCGGACAAGTATCGCAATCAATTGAACCTATTTGGTCTAATTGTTATGTAAAGGATGTTGCTAAAATGAAGGTAACAATTAAAAATCCTGTTTTAGATAAGTTGTTGACTGACTTGGGTAAAAATGAAAAAAGTGTGTGGAGTAGTATCAAAAAAAATGATGGATCTGTACAACACCTTGATTTTTTGACTGATGAACAAAAAGAAATATTCAGAACTTTTGCAGAAATAAATCAAGCTTCTATTATCAACCAAGCTGCGATTAGACAAACATATATAGATCAATCACAATCACTTAATTTAATGGTATCTCCAGATATGCCAACCCGTGATGTGAATAAATTATTAATAGATTCGTGGAAATTGGGAGTA